TGAATGCTATCCATGGGACGCAAACGACTAAAGGAACGGACCTAAAAATCCAACTACTTTAGGAGTACCTACAATGAACACACTAAACATGATCAAGAAGCAGATCAACAAAGCATCTGCTGTTCATGACGCACAGATTACCCACACCTCATATCGTGGTGTTGAGTATTCTACTCGTTGTGTAGAAAACAAAGAGTCTCATGGGACTTTCTGTTATCGTGGTCGCACTTATAGCAAGTGATCATAAATTGGGCCCTCTTGACAGGGCCCTTTTTTATGCTTAAAATACTACAACTGTTAATGTACTATGGACCGAGACAAATTAAAACTCATCGTTCGTAATCTTAAACTCTTAGTAGATGCATTGGAGTCTGAGGTTTATTCTGATGTTCAATCTTATACAGAAACAATGGACAAAAACTTACCACCCCTTCCTGACTATGATGAGGTATTTGAAGATGATGAATAATGACTGGAGATATTCAGATGAAAGATTAGACCTCAGAGGTCAGTGTCTCAGTATACTTCTTCAGAAGTATGGTGGTATTGACTTGGATTTGGATTCACCCTATATGTGCAAGGATATATACGAGTGTGTAGATACATGGATCTCTCAGGGTAATAAAAGAACTGATGGGATCGTAGCTTATTTTAACGCCTACTTTAACCAGGACTATGTACGAAGATCTTGACACATTTGAAAGAGCACTTCAACATTTTGGGACCAGAGTAGAGGTCTATACTTGTATGGAAATGGGTGGTAAAATAACTGCAGAAGAAGCCTACCAAGCTATTAAATCAGAAATTAAAGAACTAAAGAAAGTAAGGAAAAAAGAAAAGAATGAATGATTGTAAGTTGATTTCAGTGACTCCAGATGCTGAGAAACATATGGCATACTGTGCCCGTGTGAGTAATCCCAACAATCAAGAGAACGAAAAGTTTTCTGGACTCCTCAAGTATTGTGTGAAGCATCAACACTGGAGTATTTTTGAACAAGCTTTCATGACTCTGGAAATTTCAACTACCAGAGGACTGGCAGCTCAAGTACTGCGACACAGAAGTTTCACGTATCAAGAATTTTCACAACGATATGCTGATAGTTCCCTACTCGCGGAGACGATCCCTCTACCTGAACTACGCAGACAAGACACCAAGAATCGTCAGAATTCTATTGATGATATTGACCCGTTCGTTAAACAGAAGTATGAAATCTTGATGCAAGATCACTTCAAGAAAGGTATGGAATTGTATCAACAAATGTTGGATGATGGAATTGCAAAAGAATGTTCTCGTTTTGTACTCCCACTCGCCGTGCCAACAAAAATGTATATGACTGGATCAGTTCGCAGTTGGATTCATTATATTGAACTGAGATCTGCTCATGGGACTCAGAAAGAACACATGGATATTGCTAACTCTGCTAAGATTATCTTTATTGAACAGTTCCCTTCTGTTTCTGAGGCAATGGGATGGGTGTAATTGTAATGGATAATTTTTTACCAGATGATGAGTTTAAAATTTTGCAGGAAAATGTTATATCCAGTAAGTTTCCCGTTTATATTCAAAACTATATAACGAAAAACATCGAGATTCAATCAATTAAAAATGTCAATTTTGTTCATACAATTTACAGAAATGATATACCCATAAGTCCTTATTATGAAATGATGAATCAGATCTTGTTTTCAAAGTTGGAGATGTGTTCCCTCATCAGATCAAAAGTAAATTGTTATCCTAGAACTGATGAAATTGTAGAACACGATTGGCATACAGACTTTCCATATAAACACAAAGGAGCGTTGTTCTATCTGAATACTTGTAATGGTAAAACTAAATTTGATAAAGATACTGTTAAAAGTCAAGAGAATCGAATTGTTTTTTTCGATTCAAGTAAACCACATGCGTCAACTTCATGCACAGATCAAAAGTGTCGATGGAACATTAACGTAAACTATTTCTAGTAAAATCAGTTTAATAAATATACACACATCATGAGGTGAATTAGTGGCAACTTATCCAATTAAACATAAAGAAACTGGTGAAACCAAAGAAGTGAAGATGAGTGTTCACGATTGGGACCAATGGCGAGATGACAATCCTGACTGGGAAAGATATTATACTCCAGAAAACGCTCCTAAATTTGGAGAAGTTGGTGAGGTTTATGATAAACTTAAGAAATCACATCCAGGTTGGAATGATGTTCTAGCTAAGGTTAACAAAATGCCAGGATCAAACGTAAAACCAGTTTAATTTTATGCCAAGAAAGAGTAAGTCCGGTATCGGTAGTACAAATCCAGTTCCATTCGGTATGAGCAATAGAGTGATGAAAAGAAAGAAACCAATCAATCTTGATTACATAAAAAAGATTGAACCACTTACAGAGAATCAAGAAATATTCTTTAAATCCTATAAGGAGGATAAGAATCTGATAGCCTATGGTGTAGCTGGTACAGGTAAGACCTTTATTACCCTCTACAACGCTCTTCTTGACGTTCTAGATCCAAAGACACCATATCAGAAGATTTACATCGTCAGGTCTCTTGTGCCCACCAGAGAGATTGGATTCCTTCCTGGTGACCATGAAGATAAGTCTGACATCTACCAGATTCCTTATAAGAATATGGTAAAATACATGTTTGAGATGCCAGATGATAATTCTTTCGAGATGCTCTATGCAAATTTGAAATCTCAGGGTACAATAAGTTTCTGGAGTACATCTTTTATTAGAGGTACAACTTTTGATAACGCTATCCTTATCATTGATGAGTTTCAGAACCTGAACTTCCATGAACTAGATTCAATCATCACTAGGGTAGGTGAGAACAGTAAGATCCATTTCTGTGGAGACGCAACACAAACTGACCTGGTGAAAACTCATGAAAGGAATGGTATTGTTGACTTCATGAGAATTATCAATCAAATGCCATCCTTCAATACTATTGAGTTTCAACCAGAGGATATTTGTAGGAGTGGTCTTGTCAAGGAATACATTGTCGCTAAACATGAATTAGGTTTATGAGTTTTACTCACATTGATATAGATTATCCAACTCTCTCAAGGGAGACGATTGATGGAGTCAGATATTATGACACCCCAAAGGGTGAAAAACTAGTATCAATCACTTCTATTATTAGCCACTACAATCGTGAGATTTTCCGTGCGTGGAGAGCTAGGGTAGGAAATGATGAGGCCAATAAGGTTACCAAACAAGCAACGAGTAGGGGTACAGATATGCACACCTGCTCTGAATATTATTTGAAGAACCTTGATGTACCAAATGTTCAACCTTTGGCAGAAATGTTATTCAAGCAGGCTAAACCTACCCTGGATAACATCGATAACATTCATGCACAGGAACAGGCTTTATTCAGTTATGAACTGGGAATAGCTGGTAGTGTTGATTGTATTGCAGAGTATGATGGTGAGTTGGCTGTCATTGACTTTAAGACATCTAAGAAACCAAAACCAAAAGAGTGGGTGGATCACCACTTCGTTCAGTGTGCAGCATACGCTTGTATGTTATTTGAGATGACCGGGATCATGGTCAAGAAATTTGTAATCATTATGTCTTGCGAAGACGGAGAAGTCAAAGTCTATGAAGAATATGACAAGAGAAAGTACATCAATCTTCTCTCCGAATATATTAGAGAGTTTGTTGAATTTAAACTACAGGAATATGGTAAAGCCTGACGACATCAATAAGATTATCGAGAATAAGTTCTATTGTTCTCGTAAATTTACAGAAGAAATCGAGACTATTGCCAATGATGGAAATGGCATGAAGTACATTGATGCTATAGTTTACTTCTGTGAAGAAAATAGTATTGACATTGAATCAGTTCCTAAACTATTGTCTAAACCACTGAAGGAAAAGTTGAAGTACGAAGCAATGGAATTGAATCTACTTAAGAGAACATCTCATGCTAAACTACCAATATGATTTCTGAAGTAGAACTAAGACACTTACAATTACAAGCCGCCCTCAGAGAGAATCAATTCCGTGAGGATGAATTGAAATATGTTGGGGAAATCGATGGTTCCCATTCCTACTTAATTGCAGGACAACACATCGCAAAAATTGAAGATATTATTGGATTTGATCAAATAGATGATACCGAAGGTGACCCCGTTTGATGCCTACAAGTCTTACCTAGGACTTAAGAACCACTTTACTAAACCAAAGTATGACTATCACAAGTATTGTGGTAAGAGTCGTGCTTCCCTACAGAGTTTCTATAAACGTAGAGATAGATTTTTCTTTGAAAAATTGAGTAGGCAAAAAGATGATACTGAAGTAATTGAATTCTTTGTCTCCAACTTCGTAGCATGTAATGATCCACAGGCTTTGTGGATTGGGGAGATAATGCAGAATGGAGAACAAAGTTACACTGATTGGAAGAAGAGAACCCAATCACTTACATATGTTTTTCGTCAAGAGGTGGAATCTGTATTTACAGGACAGAAGTTTGATGATATGTTTAAACTCAAAGGTTTGAGTCACCCTCAGGTTGTCAAGGAACACCTAATAAAGAACATCTCTCTTGAAACATTTATAATCCTTGATAGAATTTTGGGATTTAAGAAAACTTATGACAAGAAACTAGACGACCCCGTCTGGAAATTTCTATCCATGAGGATGGATAAATATAACACCTTCTTAAAGATTGACATCTTTAAATACAAAAAGTTACTAAAAGACATAGTAGTTTAATGAACTTCTTCGATTCTGATATTGTTCAAAAGGAGATGAAAGAAATTTCAGAACTCCAGGATGAAATTTATGCGAAGGTATTCAGTTTTTCATCTATGAATGCTGATGACAAAATTCTTCATATAGATATGTTGGATAAACTTCTCAATAAACAGAAGGTTCTCTATACTAGACTATCTTTGTCTAATGATCCTGAAGCAAAGGCGATGAAGGAAAACATTATCACGTCTGCTAAACAACTAGGATTTCCTCCCGATGTTGACCTGGGATATGTTTTTTCAAACATGTCTTCCATCATCGAGACTATGAAAAAAACAATACAAGAAGGGTCTTGACACGAGGTCCATTAGGACCTACACTAGACCAGGGGCTACCCAATCCCCTTTAAGCCACGGGACAAAAGCCAAATACAAACATACGAGGTAACACAATGGGTTTCGGAGACCTTAAAAAGCAATCTTCTCTTGGTAGTCTTACTGCTAAGCTTGTAAAAGAAGTAGAGAAGCAAAGTAATACTGGTGGAGGATCAGATGAACGTCTGTGGAAACCAGAGATGGACAAAACTGGTAACGGATATGCCGTCATTCGATTCCTCCCAGCACCTGATGGAGAAGATCTCCCTTGGGTTAAACTATTCTCCCACGCCTTCCAAGGACCAGGTGGTTGGTATATTGAAAATTCTCTGACTACAGTCGGTGGAAAAGATCCTATCGGTGAACTGAACCGAGAGTTGTGGAATAGTGGTAGCGATAAAGATAAAGAGACAGTTCGTAAACAGAAACGTAAACTCTCCTTCTACGCCAACATCTATGTGGTACAGGATAAATCTAATCCTCAGAACGAGGGTAAGGTCTTCCTGTATAAGTTTGGTAAGAAGATCTTTGACAAGATCATGGAGGCAATGCAACCTGAGTTTGAAGATGAGACCCCCATTAATCCTTTCGATTTCTGGCAAGGTGCTAACTTCAAACTGAAACTGAAGAAGGTTGCTGGTTACTGGAACTATGATAGTTCTGAGTTCGACCGTGTGTCCCCTCTCCTGGATGATGATGACGCACTGGAAGCTATCTGGAAGAAGGAGTATTCACTCACTTCATTCGTTGCAGATGATCAGTTCAAGTCCTATGACGAACTGAAGAAGCGTCTCGACTATGTGTTGGGGACTAAGAAACGACAGGCTCCACAAGAGGAGACTGAGTATGATAACTACGCAGCAACAGAACAGAAGAAGGTATCTGAGGAAGAAGTCCTAAAGAAACTTGAGGATTCTTATCAGGCATCAAAGACTACGGAACCATCATCCTCTGATGACGATGATGATCCCATGTCGTACTTTGCTAAACTAGCTGACAGTTGATAATGAAATACAATCAAGTATGTCTTACTCTACTGGTTGTTGCATCATACATCAACCTCCTTAAGGGGTAAATGAAAATCGAAGTTTAGTTTCATTTTCTGGGGAAAAATATTCCCCAGAATTTTTTATGCCTATTACTTTTTTATGAATAGATTCTGATGTCGTCACCCCTGACAAGATTTTCATTGACATATTGTTCCGAACCTTCAGGGTATGGCATGATCTCATCAATATCATTCTTGATTATGCCCAGGTACTCTGGTTTCAATAAGAAGATCTGTCTCTTGTCATCATCTTTTTGAATTTCATATTCGTAGTTTGTTATACCAATCACTGCATTATTAACAGTAACTTGTGAACCTGTATTGTTATCATAGAAATTGACAACGTAATTTGAAGGTACCTCAAGTCCTGCACGGACTATGATTCTTCCGAGGCTATCTTTTACATCGGTGGTTTCATAGTGATGAATAGCAGAGAGTTTATCATCACCACCATACTTTCTGACCATGTAATTATGAAAGGACACTGAATCTAGTGGCCATTCTGACTCAACATTCATTACATTGTTGGACAATAGAATGACCCAGTCGTATCTTGAGTCTCCGTATATTTTGTTGGCAATCTGATCTGGTCTTTCGTCACCAACAATTTTATATTTGGTGAAGTATGTTAGTTCATTAAAAAGGTCTTCTCTTATCTTGACACGTTTGAAGAGATTCTTTACTCTGACATACTCTGAGATGTTATTTTGTCCTTCTTGTCTACTGACGTAGTCAAAGTCTGGGACGTTTCTGAAATAGTGTTTGGCCATTAGTAACCCATATTTTCTTCACCTGCATTCAGTTGATCTTTCTGATATACAGGTTCTAGTTCTTTAAATGATAATGATAGATCATAACCAGTCATTGATCCTCCGTCCTCATAGGTTGCGTATGATCCTTCTGGTGTATAGTTTACACTCAGACCTGTGAGGGCACATGGTTTGATCTTATTCATATAAGGATGCTCCTTAGGGGAAGCATCTGCTGATAAAGTAGTGTTTGCACTACTATTATATATGTACTCAAGCTTGAAGACATCTGGAGTCTCCAAGAACATATAGTCAGCACTGAGTTTGGGGGCAGAAGATGCCTTGAGAGATCTGATAATTTGTCTACACATATCTGCTTCTGCTTTGTCTCTTGGTCTAAGATTAAAAGCGAAGTTGAATGATCTAAGGTTTGGACCACTAAACAACAACTCAAGGTTGTTGTTGATCATTTGACCTGTGTTTCTTTGTAATACATTGGGGACACCAGCTGCTTGTCCTGCAAAGTAAGACGCGATCGCCATTCTTATTTCTTCAGTCTTGAAAGCTTCAGTGGCATTCGCCAATACTGCTTTCATGGCTCCGAAGGTTGCTGAAAATGGATCTGTATCTTTTGTAATACCACTAAGAGCAATACCAGCAGCAATGTTTTGGATCTCACTGACCGTATCATCACTCCAAGACACTGCATTAGTCTCAGAGATTGATCCAATCATTGGTAATTGAATTATATCTCCAGTGGCTTCAACTAATCTATCTTTGGCTTTCTTTCTTTCTTGATTGTATTCTGTTGGTAATCCCACTGCTGCATACTTAAATGCTCTTATCTGAATATAGTCATACCCTAGACTAGGTAACCTACCCATTGGATATCTCATGTAGTTAGATACACCAGCGTTCTGAAGACCAAGAGATCTAGGTGATCCACCACCGCCACCGCCGCCAGATCCTGATCCACCACTATCTATAGATGGTGTTATGTCATCTGTTGATTCACCACCATCTATATCTGTATTAGGTGTGACTCTTGTACTGACATTTCGTCTGGAATCATTATTAATTCTAATTCCAGATGGTTCAACGATAGGTGAGACTATTGATTCAGGTGGCACAATAGATTGATTAAAAGCTGATTTGTAACCTGGTTTCTCACCTAAAGACTCAAATTTTTTTCTATTACTACGTGTATTTTGATTCTCTCTAGCAAGATTGTATGTATCTAATCTAACCTCACTGTTTAATTTTTTGAGTGTTCTATTTCCACCCTTACGTTCAAACATACCTGAATAATAATCAGTATTATTAATCGTTATATCATCTTCATCGGCATTATATGAATAGATGAGAATGTCTTCATTCCTCTTCCCACCAAATTCTTTCTTACCAGCTGCAAAAATTTTATAATCGCCGGTCCTGATGTCGCTTTGAATCAATAACTTTTGTTTTTTATTCATAGATTTCTCACCTATAGGCAGGCGAGTCACTCGATTATATTTTTTCTCTGAATCGGGGTCTGCTTTAGACCAATTAGATAGATCGAGTGGCATTTATCTTTTTTAAATATTTAGTTCAAATTTTTGATATCCGATAGACCTCAGGTCTTCAAGTTCTCTTGGGTAAATTACATGGAGATTGCTCTGTACTTCATCCCATGTGTAGTTTCTAAACTTACCCCAATGATAATTTACACCCCTGAATCCCCATCGATTAACTTCTATACAGGCAATAAGTGGGTATTCATCATATCGAATACGCGGAGTTTTGGGGTTATATATGAAAGTGTAATATCTTCCTACATTGGGGACAATCTCAACTTCTGACAATCTTTCTAAGACTTCTAACATCTTGTCGTCTGAGTCAGATATCCCAGCACAAACATCAATGAGACCGTCTGTTCTTAGGGTGTCGCTTTTTAGGTACTCTTCCTGTTCCTCTTCCATTCTGTTTGATACCTAGTTCGTCTTCAGTGATAATCTTAAATTCAATCCCATTATCTTTGGCGAACTCACTGGCAGCCTTCCACTTAGCCATATTTATCTCATATGTGACTGATTCATAGAGATATGATTTAGTTACCCTTGACTTTCTTTCAGGTGGTCTTGTCTGTCTTTTGGGTTTTACTTCAATTATTTGTTTTTTAGTCTTACCATTGACATCACGAAATTCGATTAAGAAATCAGGATAATATCTATGCACCTTACCATCTTTTGGTGAGACATATGGGATGCTAAACTCCTCACTCGCCCATTTCAATACATTTGGTTGTGTGTCACACCACTGACACATCTTTCTTTCCCATGAAGACCGACAAATGATATTGTTGGGATCACCCATATACTTAAGAGGATTAGATGGTCTAAATTTAGACTTAATACTTTCTCCCACAACTCACATACATAGTAATAGTAGTCAATCTTATTTATAGATGCCTGGTGCAAGTCCAAAATCATTTAGTACTGGGGCTTTGAAGAGCAAGATATTGAATCTTGCTCAAACATCTGTCTATCAGGTAATGATTCAACCCCCCGACAAAGTTAAAAAATTTATTAATAGTTCTAATAGGAAGTTTAATTATGATAAAGAGGGAGAAAATATAGAACTCCTTTGTCATGAAACATCCTTACCCGGAACAACATTCGCCACTCATGAGGTGACGAATGATTATCATGGTGTTAGTGAGAGGATGGCATACCGTCGTCAGTTTGATTCAACTATTGATATGACATTTTATGTCGATAAAGATTATGGTGTAGTTGAATTCTTTGAGGGGTGGGTTGATTGGATCTCTGGTATGAATGTTAAACCACAACGTGCTGTTGATCCTAGAGCAACGTATAAATCTGATAGTGCTAATTATAGGATGAACTATCCTAAAACATACAGGGCTCCAATCTTTGTTACTAAGTATGAGAAAGATCTATCAGACTTCCAACTCTCTTATGAGTTCGTTGATGCTTTTCCACTAAATATCATCTCAATGCCTGTCTCTTATGCCCAGAGTGAGGTGTTGAAACTTAGTGTCTCATTTGCATACACTAGGTATGTCAGATTCAGAACTAAGAAAGGAGTCTTAAATGATTACAATCAGTTCTTCAATGATGAAGACTAAATAAATTCACTGACCTTCTCGTTATAGGATATTATGCCTTTACCAAAAATTGCTACACCAACATATGAGTTGTTATTGCCTTCGACAAAAAAGACAATCAAGTATAGACCTTTCCTAGTCAAGGAAGAAAAACTTTTAGTTCTTGCTCTAGAAACAGAAGATCAGAAAGAAATTACAAATGCTGTCAAATCAGTTATCAAAAATTGTATCTCCACAAGGGGTATCAAGGTAGAACAACTTCCCACTTTTGATATTGAATTTCTGTTCCTGAACATTCGTGGTAAGTCTGTTGGTGAAGAAGTCGAAATTAATATCATTGCTCCTGATGATGGTGTCACTGAGATTCCTGTGACAATTGGTATTGATGAAATTGAAGTCACTGAGAATCCAGAACACACTAAACAAATTAAATTGGATGATACGTTGATGATGGAGATGAAATATCCATCACTTGAGCAGTTTATTAAAAATAATTTTGATGTAAATGATTCTAACTTTGATCAGTCATTTGAATTGATTGCTACTTGTGTGTCTAAGATTTACAATGAGGAAGAGGTCTGGAG